CTATTTGCTGTTGTTAACAAATTTGCTTTATCACCCAAATCACTGGATATAGTATTTGTTTTAGTAACCCATTGTGTTACTGTATCAGATAAATTAACTACTGTTACGGCCATTATTTACCTCTATCATTTGATTTAAAAGTTCTTTCATTTCACTAAGATCATTTCTTAATTGTTTTATTTCATTTTGTTGTTTTTTCCAAGATGATTTTCTTATACGAGCTTGTTTCATTTCATTTGTGTTTGTATTTACTATTGCACCAGAAGTGCCATCTCTCATTAAATGTGAATGTCCTTCTACTCTTATATATCCACTCATTATGTTACCATTGCTATTACTCTAAGATCCTTAAGTGTTGGAACTTTAGATTGATTACTTGATCGCATTACAATCTTAACTTGAAATTTAGTAAAAGAATCCAAGTTTCCTACTTGACCACCAGGTAAATATTCATATTCTCTAAAAGTTTGGTTATCATCATCTGGCGGATTATTACTAAATTCTGGTTGTAATGTAAATGTTTTTGTTGATAAATCTTCATCTGAAGTAGCTGTTCTAAAATAAACTTTAAATTCACAATCACCAGGTCTATTAGCTGCAAATAATATTTTTAAACCTACTGCAGACTCCTCAAGATTTACTGGTCTAGTTAAGTGTTTAGCAGCATGAGTACCATCTGTTGGTTGAACTTCATCAGTAAATACTATTGGTTTATTCTCTGTACCAGTTGTTGCAGAACCTTGTTTATCAATTAAGTTTTCAAAACCAACCCAATTTGATCTTTGTAAATCAATAATTGGAGAAACTTTTGTATCTGTAGTTGACATTTGTAAATTAACTTGTAATGATCTATCACCAGCAGGTCCAGAGTTTATTGTAGTTGCATTTGAATCAGTAAGTATTACTTTTGTATTATCAGTATAATTAAATTCATTTAAAACTATACTTGAAAATCCAGCATCTCTAGTATAACTTCTTGCGGTTGTTCTGGGTGATGATCCACCAAATGATCTACCAGTTGTTGTTTTAGCTGATGCAGATATTGCAGTATTTTTTAATTGTAAAGTTTGTACTTGTGGTAAAAATACATTGTAAACAGTATTTGCTGTAACTTGTACATTTGCACCACCACCTCTTACATTTGAAGCAGCATTATTTAAACCACCAGTATTAAATATATAACTAGTTGGATCAACTTCTGTAATTGTATGATTACCATTTACACTATCTGCTTGTATTCCAGATATTGGGTCAGCTACACCACTAACTGTAACTCGATCACCTGTAGAAAATCCATGCCCAGTATGAAATACTCTAATATTTTTTGAAGATCCAATTGTTTGTATCGGATTATTTGCTAATATTTCTGTAGATGGTGTAACATTATTTAATATTGCGCCAGCAGAAGTAGCAAATTCAGCTCTAAACAACGTAAACATTAAATCTTTAGATTGTTCTGGAGTCCATGTAGAACCATTTTGTGATAAGAATAATGAACCAAGTGTCGGTTGTTTAGCTATTCTTTGCGATGTTGTTCCAACCACAAATTCATATGTTTCTGCCACATATACTGTATAAGCTGTGGACTCTGCAAGAAGAACAACTGCATATTCTTCTCCAGGTGCTAAGTAAATTGGTTCATCAAATTCAAATGTAGTACCAGCACTTTGTACAGTTGAAAGTGAAGTTCCAAAAGACGCAGCACTACATTGATTAGGTTGTAAAAATTTAACAGCTTGTGGTAATGGATTATTTACCGGTACGCCATTTTCCATTGGCCTAATTTGACATTGTACTGGTGGTCCAAAATTATCCTCAATAGTTGCAAAGAAAACTTTAACTTTTGTTAAATAGATGCCATTGGGATTATCAACTGGATCAACTAGAAATGATTGTGCAAGTGGATCAACCCAATTTGTCCAAGATTGTGTTTGTTCTTCAACTATTGTTTGGATTCTTTCAATTCTTGTTGATGTAAATATTCTTTGTCTTGTTTCTAGGGTTCCTGATGATGTAAAAGAAGTATTAGCAGAAGATATGGAATTGGAATCTACACCGCCGGTAATATCTAATAATTTAAATTGTTGTGTACCAGTACTAAATTGTAAATTATTATTACTTGGAATAATAAATGAACCAGTAATAGTTCCATTACTATCTGAAACTAAATTTGTTGAACCATCGGGGTGAGCAGTAGCACCAGCACTTACCGCACCAGCATCACTTCTTGTTGAATATCTAGCAAAACTTTCTTGTTTTGTAAAAATATCAATTGCTTCATTACCAAAATATGGATAGTGTCTTGTTTTTCTTCTTAAACCTTGAGCTCTAAAATAAACTTTAATTGATCTCATAAACGGTAATATTGAAACACTTAATATTCTTTCACCAACTTGTGTAGTTACTGTATCAAATCCACCACTAATTGTAACACTTCTTGTATTTGTTCTTGAAAAATCTCTTCTTCTACCAGTTGCTTGTACTGAAGTATCACCAACATTCCATGATGTTGGTTGTCCAATCCAATTATCTCTAAAAGCAGCTAAACTTCCAAACTGAACTTGTGTTGGAACAGTTTGTGTTACTGTTCCACCGCCATTAACTTCATCTGGCGCAAATTGTGTTTCTACCCAAGTATCTGTAGCAGGTGATAATTCTATATGACCATTTGATCTAATAACAGCAAATGGATTAATATTTTCTGTAGTAGTACATAAATCTTGATTAACAAATACTACATCTGAATTTGATATTGTTAAATATAAATTATCACCTTTTAATGTAGCGGTACTACCTGATTGTGTAGCGTCATATATTAATCTGTTAACCTTAGATCGGACTAAAGGTGCTAAGTAACCAGCTTGTGGGTCAATACTTGCTCTTTGTTCATTACTTGTAATATCAGTAAAAGAATAATCTCTAAAATTATCTACTAAAAATCCAGATTTAACTCTTGAATTACCTGCTGAATCCACAACATTAAGTGTTGATGTATTTAATTCTAATAAACTTAATGATGTAACCTCATCTAAATTATCAATTCTTCTTTCTAATCTAGCAATATCTGCCATTTGAAATCTTTTATTAACAAATGGTTCAGTTGTAATATCTTTAGTATTAATTGTATTACCACCCAAACTTAAATTATATAATGGCATAGCTGCACTTGGCATAGGAGGTAATTCTGGTGTAAAACTTGGAGTACCTTCAATATAATCCAATGAACCAAGAGCTGATCTACCACCTCTTAAATTAGCAGAACTTGCGACTAATCTATCTCTTCTTGGTAGAAAATATGTTATGTCTGCTTGTACATTACCACCTGGTTGTGGTAATAAATGAATTAATGGATCAGTACCAGCAACATCTGGACCATTAGAGTCAAAAGAAATGTTGAAATGTCCATTATCTTTTAATGTATCTCCAGCTGAATCAAAATCTCTTTGTAATACAGCAACTGGCCTAAAATCTAAAACATCTCTTAAATTTATTTTTGTACCATTACCCTTTGTGTAATCTAATATGGTTTCGTATGTTACACCAGTACCATCTAATGAACCAACTGCTGTTTCATTATTTTTATATGATGTAGCACTAAAATAACATTTTTGGCCACCAACACCAGTTACTGAGGGTTCATGTTCAAAATACTGATATCTTACGAAAATATTTCCTGCAGGAAAAGTTACATTTTTCTTTGGTATTAATCTTCCAATACCATAATAATTATCTCTTTGTCCATTATCTAAAGTAAAGTTATCTGATACATCTGCTCCATCTGAATCAGTTTCTTTAATTGATTTAATTGCAAATATATCTGGTTTATCTAAACTTAAAAATTTTAATCCTCTACCATCCGAATCAGTTTCATGACCTCGAGTTATTGTGGTTTCTTTTAATGTTTTTGATCTTTCAGCTACACTTGTTGATCCACTCATTTGTACTTGTGCAAGTACATCATAAGTAACGGCATTAGATAAATTTGTAGCAGAAAAAGATGTACCAGATGCTGTACATGATACTGTTTCTTCTATACCATTTCCTTGTCCATTTCCTTGTCTTGAAACAACCCATGTTTGACCACCAAAAAACCCATTAACACCAGCTGGTAAAGCTGGTGAAATTGTGTGTGTTCCATTACCTGGTGCTGTAAAAGTGAATTTTCTTTGAGCAATAAGCGTATCACCAGTTATACCATCAAATTGTGGTCTATCATGTGGTAATGAAAAGAGTAAATCATTATTTGTTGTATTTTTAAGTACAGCTTGTTCACCCTCTAATATAACATTCATGTAATCACCTTGATCACGACCTATACTTCTTACACTTGCAAATGATTGTCCAACTTTCATTCTAATATCAAACAGATGCATTCGATATCTTCCAGTGGATTCTCTATACAATGCTCTACAACGAGCACTACCAATTACGAATGCTGCATGATTAGGATTACCACCACCCGCTGTACCACCACCAGCAGAAAATGAACGGTAAAGATTTAATTTTTTGTAAGTTGATATATCAGGTATACCCTGATTAGTAAAACTTGCTGAATCACCAGAACCCTCACCAGCTACAACTACATAATTTCCTATATTTGTACCAACTAGTTCATTTAAATTTTGTTGAGTAGTTGTAGGTCTATTTACAGTTAATGTTTGAGCATCTAAATCAATTCTATAACCATCAACATATGCTATACCATCAGATATTTTATAGTTTACATCAGTTGTTGTTATTGTACTTGGATTTAAATCAAATCTTTTAACTGTATAATTACCGGACTCTTCCTTAGTTCTTAATGCTAAAACATCAGTTAATTGTTTATATGAATTATCTAAATTAACTTCATCTGAGAGTCTACCATTTACTATATTTGCAAGGTATATAAAATTATTACTACCAGCAAGAGCTTTTGTAGTAAGTGTTAACTGTATTCTATATCTATCTGCACCTGGTGATGATAAATTTGGTGCTGCACCTTGATTATCAAATAGAGCAGTATTATCATCTGTGTTTATAATTTCTTCTGCAACTTGAAAACCTAATACAGCATTTGGTATTTGTGAAAATCTTTGTACTTGTATTGTTTGAGCTTTACAAAATACAAAATGACCCTGTGCGAAAAAACTACCCTTATCAATACTTGCTTTTAATCCTATACCTGATATATTTTCACCGGTACTTGGGTGACCAGCAGTAACTGCCATATCTGGATATCCAACAGCATCATTTACTAAAGTTGTATTTGTTGGATCTGTTATTCTTTGTAACATATTACTTGCTTGTAATCTTACTGGTGCTGTACCAGATGTACCAGAAGAAGTACTAACATATTCAACTATTAAAGTATCGACTTGATGATTAACCGCACTTGCGCTACCAATAGCAATATCAGAAGTCGTTGCACTTGCTACTAAAACTTCTTTAATTTGAATTATTAAATTATTTGTACTATCTTTGTAATATTTTCCAACAAGTGTTGATGGTGTCGAGGGTAACTGATTTGTAGCTAAATTAACATATTCAACTTTATTGTCTATTGTTATGTTACCACCAGTTACTGCACCACCATCTCTAAAGATGTTAGAGCCAAATCTTTCGATTTCTTTCTGAATAATGGTTTGCATCTGTGTAAGTTCACGAGCTTGTAATGCTTTACCACTATTAAATAATATTCTATGAAAATTATCACTATCCGCAAAGTCGTCTTTGTATACGTTTGAAAATGTTACATTTGAAAGATTTGTTGCCATTTTTTATCTCTACTATATTGTAAGTACAATTTTTATATCTTCAGTTTGTGAAGTTGATCTAACAATTCTCGATCTATTATCAATGTATAGTACATCTCCACTAAATCTATCTATTGCGCCACCAACTAATTTTGGTTGACTATCTGAATCGACTGTGCCAAAAACACCAGATGTATTACCTTGAAGGACTTCAGATCCGCTAAACGTACCATGTCTAAAATCTGATCTATGATTAAAGTGATAATGTATTCTTAAAGCACCACCGCCAGTACTATCTATATGATCAATATGTGCAACGGTACCACTTGTTTGTCCTGTTATTTTTTCATCTTTTACAAATGCAGGTTTTGTCGTTAGTGTTACAACTCTATTAGCTCTTGCATCAGTTAATTCTACTCTGTTGCCAGGTACAGCACTATCTTCAAAATCTAAATTTTTTAATAATGTAATTTGTCTAAAATCAGATTGACCACCAAATGTACCAGTTGTTGAAACAGAAAAATTATCATTTTGTGCACCCGCAGGTTTAGCAGTAAACATAATAGATGATGATTTTAAATCTCTACGAGGATCATGTCCGAAACCTTCACTTGGTCCTAGTATTGGACGTAATATAGCTGCTCTACTTGGTGTACCTCCACCAGTTAATGTAGCACGTGCAAAATCATAATCTCTCCCAAAACCAGAATCACTTATTACGCAATTCATATCAATTTTTCCAACAGTTGTACCATTAAGTGTAACAGTTCCAGAAGCACCAGTTCCATTACCAGTTATTGTTAATGTTGGAGTACTACTATAACCAGCACCAGGATCAATAACTTCAACACCAATAACTTGTCCTGGTACAGCAGTTTTTCTTATTTTTGCTTGATCCTGTTCAGCTGAAATAGTTGCGGTACTAGAATCAAAAACTCCAACTGGCATAAAACCAGATGATAAAAATGAAGCAACTTTAACCACAGTAAGTTCATATAGATATTTCCAAATATATCCATCAGCAGTTTTAAACGGTTCATGTACACCAACTTGTTCAGTGGCAAAATTTGGTTTGATTGTTGATGGTTGTGCAACACCAGATGCATTTCTATTATTTGCTAAACAAACGTAAATATGTTGATCTTCGGTAATTACATAATATGGTTGAATTGGATATCCAATTTGTGTATCACTATAAGCTGAATATACTGTTCCACTAATCCAATTGTTTCTAGGAACAGTAAAAGTCATGTTTGTTTCAGAAACTTTAATTATGGATTCAAGGTTATATCTTGCTTCTTGTTCATCTCTTTTTACTCTAACAGGATTTATAGTATCATCAGAAGCGCTATCATATTGATCACTTTTACCAATACCAACATAAAAATGATTATTGTCAGAAGTGTTTATTATTTGTGTATGTAACAATTCTGCAAAATTAAATTTTAAAGCTTCTGTTGCTATAGCTGGCATGATATTATTCCTATATTTCTATTTTTAACGCTTTTAATTCTACATTGATGGTAGCAGCACCACCAGTTAAGTTTTTAACTTGAACTTGAATACCAGTTGCATTACTTGAATCAGTATAACCAAGTATACCTGGTGTAATTCTTTCAGGTACATTAGCAGTAGCGACAACTTCATGTATTAAACCAGGTGGTGCAGGAGCTGCTAACTGTCCTCTACCAAAGTCAGCTACTCTTGAATCCGAATCAGTATATATTTTTATGTAAGCATTTTGATCTGATTTAATTGTATGTAATATAAATGAATTACCCACATTCGGAAATTTAAGTCTATCACTATCAGAACCACCTAATGCAATACTTTTACTTTCAGTGACTCTAGTTCGCATATCATATAATTCTGTAAAATTAGAATTAATTTTTGTACCAGCGGTTCTTAATGTATCGCCAGTACCATCATTAGCTGCACTTCCTGTTGATATTACTTCTTTTGCCATATTTTACTCTTAATTTAATTAATTATTATTTATACTACCTAGTATGCGGAATCACTTAAATATGTCGTAAACTTATCATCGTCCATAGTTTCAATTGTTATTGAGAAATCTGGTCTTGCATTAGCTGGTGTTAAACCGGTATCACTATCATCAAATGTAAATGAGTTTGGTGTTACGATTTCCGCAATGTTACTGTATATTTTATTCAAGCTCTGTGATACCATAGATTGTATGTTGATTATTTGTGCCCCATAAGGATCAACTCTGTATGTATCATTTGTTATATATGTTGTGTCTCCACCAGAGTCTAGAAGTATTGTAAGTTCTCTAAATGGAATAGTTGGCGCAACATCTTGGGATCTTGAACCATCTGATCTAAAACCAGTGAGAGGTGTAACAAATGCGTGACCTGCAACAACAAAATTAGGACTATCTGGTTCTAATGGATCCACTGTAGGATCAGGTACACCCACATCTAATATACCTTCATCAACTGCAATAACTTCTCCAGCAAAATGAAATCCTGCGGGGTGTACAAATTTC